CACCCAGTCATGCAACTCATCATCCCTGCTTCCGCCCGAACGCGCCTCCACGCCCTGCTGGCTGAACGCAACAAGCGTAAGAAAAGCAAGGCAGAGATCCAGCTTGAGCTAGCCCGTACCAACTGGACCCAGCAAGCACGTCCTAACCAGCTTCTACCTGAAGGGGACTGGGCCTACTGGCTTATCCTGGCTGGGCGTGGCTTTGGCAAGACCCGCACAGGCGCTGAAACCATGCGCCAGTGGAACAGCCAAGGCTTCCAGTACTGCAACCTGATTGGCGCAACGGTAGACGATGCACGTGACATCATGATCGAGGGCGAGTCAGGTATCCTGGCTTGCTGCCCCAAGCATGACCGTCCTGTCTACAAGCGTGGTGAGCGTAAGCTGGTGTGGCCCAATGGCGCGGTCAGCCTGATCTTCACCGCTGACGAGCCTGAGCGCTTGCGTGGTAAGCAGCATGAGAAGCTCTGGGCTGACGAGCTAGCCGCATGGCGCTATGCAGAGTCATGGGACCAAGCCATGTTCGGCTTGCGCTTGGGCCAAGACCCTCAGGCTGTCATCACCACAACGCCTAAGCCCACCAAGATCATACGTGAGCTAGCCGCTGATGAAGGCACCATCGTAACCACTGGCACCACGTACGACAACCAAGCCAATCTGGCACCACGCTTCTTCAAGAAGATCATCACCAAGTACGAGGGCACTCGCCTTGGTCGCCAGGAGCTCAACGCCGAAGTGCTGGATGACAACCCCAATGCTCTGTGGCAGCGTAGCCGCATTGACGAGCTCCGCCTGCCTGCTGTACCCGGTGGCGTTGACCTCGTGCGTATCGTGGTGGGTGTTGACCCTGCTGTCACATCAAACGAGGACAGTGACCTGACAGGTATCGTGGTGGCAGCGAAGGGCAGTGATGGCCACTTCTACGTCCTGGATGACCTGTCGCTCATCGAGACACCGCTAGGCTGGGCTCGTAAGGTGTCTTACGCGTACCACGAGCATGGCGCTGACCGCGTCATCGGTGAAGTCAACAACGGTGGTGACCTCGTTGAACGGAACATCCGCGTAGAAGACCCAAACGTCAGCTATAAGGAAGTACGCGCCTCACGAGGCAAGTCCATTCGTGCGGAGCCTGTGGCCGCTATGTATGAGAAGGGCCTCGTGCACCACATAGGCTCGTTCGGCCAGATGGAAGACCAGATGTGCGACTTCGATCCACTGGTAGCGCTGAAGTCCCCTGACCGCATGGATGCTCTGGTATGGGCTATCACTGAGCTAGCAGACATCAGCATGACTGGCCTGATCGACCACTACGCACGTGAGGTGAAGCAGGCTGAAGAGCAGAAGCCGCGTGGCGGCAAGCAATGGTGGGAGTGACCCATGGATACTGCACGCATGCCAAGGGTGCTGGACGCCCAGTGCCCGCCTCCAGAGCAAGACCCATACGCCTACCTAGTAGACACGCCTGAGTTCAAGGAAGCCCTTGCACTGGCTAAGGAGTTCGAGCTCATGTACCTTAGCATCACCGGCATACACAAGCTGTCTAAGCTGGTGGCCTATGTTAAGCGGCAGAGCGAGTTGAACGCATCGAAGACTTGACAATAGCTCGTCTTCACCCCAAGGGCTACGAGCCCTTCCACCACAGGAAAGGAGCCATGTATGGCAAAGCAATGGAAGATTCCGATGTTCTCCCGGAGGGCATCGACCTCTCTAGGGACCATCGAAGCAGACGCGAATGGTGTGTTCACCGCTCGCAGTGCTGCTGAGGATGCTGACTTCGCAGCAATGGAGGCCATCCCGTATGACCCCAACACCAACCCTGCGTCGCGTCAGCTGAGTGGTACTGCCAAGGCCCGCTCGTTGGCGAACCAGATGATCTATGCTGGTATCAACAACGCGACCGGCACGTACACCATGCACATGATGGCCCGTGCGCCAGCTGAGTTCGCTGGCATCCAGGTCACGGTACACGGTGCTAACAGCGGCGCCAACACCATTGAAGTGTGCTCGGCTATGCCTGCACAGTTTGGTGATGGTTTGACGCCCCTGGACGCTGCTGGTGCGGCCATCACACCTACCCAGCACACCATCGGCTCGACTGACCTGAACGACTTCTCCAACCCTGGTGGCGGATCCACGCTGACTGGCCAGATCACCGATGCTTCGGGCAGTGCTGGCACGTTCTCGCCTGGGTCTATCACGTTCGACTGGCTGCTGGACCCGTCTAAGCCGCGTGTGGACAAGAACGCTCTTCCGCTGTACATGGTGCGCCTCTACGGTGTGAACCCTCCGGCCTACAACGTGGCTGAGTCTAACTCCAACCACGTCAACCCGTTCTACAAGGTGTTCGACGGTGACTTCATGTCGGGCTTCTGGGGTTCGAAGCAGATCACGTCCAACTCTGGCGGCAACGTGTCTCAAGGCTGGATTCCACCTGTGTCGGTCCGCTTTCTGTTGGTCGGCCAGCGTATGAACACCCTGATGATCGCTGGTGACTCTCTGGACCAAGGTGACCAACCCGGTACCGCGTCTCCATGGGGTGCCAACATCAGCGGATGGGGTCGCAAGCTGGTGAACAAGCTCAACAACGCCAACATCCCAACCTCGTACCTGTGCGCTGCCAAGACTGGCGCGCCTTCGTACGTGTTCCACGAGGTTACGCGTAAGGCCATCCTCGCTCGGCGCTTGACTCACCTGTTCTTGCGTCCTTGGAGCGCCAACGACTTCGGCCTGGGCGCACAGGGTGTCACTGATGCACTGGTTCGCACGACCAAGCTGCTCGCCATGGCTGACCTGTACGGCATCGAAGTCACGTTGATCGAGCCCGGCCCCATGGGTACTGGCACCATGGAAGGCTATGCGGCTACCTGCCGTGCGTACTGCCAGAAAGCGAAAGCCTATGGCCGCAACGTGATCTCGTTGAACGACTACATCGGCGTTCCTGGCTCGCCTGGAGTCATCAACCCGCTGTTCAAGAGCGACGTGGACGCACTGCACATCAATGAGCTCGGCCACGAGACCATTGCAGCAGGCGTGTTCTTCAGCCGTACGGACTACGGCTTCTAACCTGGAGCCATAGACCATGCCAACCAAGACCCCTATCGATCAGGGAGTCATCAGCCGGGTTGTGCAAGGTGCCAAGTACATGTTGACCGGAGTGAAGCCAGACAACTGGATGTCACCCGGTCAGCCTGTTGCACCTCAAGCACAGGAAGAAGCCAAGGGTCGTCAGTTCGACTTCCCTGTAGGCGTCAACACCCGGTACCGACCCCGAGATCAAGAGGCTGTCAGCTTTGAGCATATGCGTGCTCTGGCTGATGGCTACGACTTGTTGCGCCTTGTCATTGAGACGCGTAAGGACCAGCTCGCCAAGTTGAAGTGGACCATTGGCCCACGTGATGAGAAGAAACAAGCTGACAAGCGTTGCCAGGATGTCATCGACTTCCTCCAGTTTCCTGATGGGGAGTTGGACTGGGATACGTGGCTCCGGGCTCTGCTTGAAGACCTGCTGGTGTGTGATGCTGCTACTGTGTACCCACGTCCTACGCTGGATGGTTCGCTGTACTCAGTGGAGCTCGTAGATGGCGGCACGATCAAACGGGTGCTCGACATAACGGGTCGTACGCCTGTAGCCCCTGACCCTGCTTACCAGCAGATCATCAAGGGCGTACCTGCTGTCAACTACACACGTGATGAGCTGATCTACAAGCCTCGCAACGTGCGCACGAACCGTGTGTACGGGTATAGCCCTGTTGAGCAAGTCATCATGACTGTCAACATCGCTATGCGGCGTCAACTGCATCAGCTCCAGTACTACACTGAGGGCAACGTACCTGAGATGATCTACGGTGTGCCACCTGAGTGGAGCACTGACCAGATCAAGAAGTTCCAGGACTACTGGGACGCCATGCTGCAAGGCAATACGGCTGAGCGCCGTCATGCCAAGTTCGTGCCCGGTGGCCTGAAGCCCCTCATGACCAAGGAAGCCGCACTGAAGGACGACTACGATGAGTGGCTCGCCCGTATCGTGTGTTTCGCGTTCAGCATCGACCCCAATGCGCTGGTCAAGCAAGTCAACCGGGCTACTGCTGAGTCGGTGCGTGGTGCAGCCTTGTCTGAAGGCCTCCTCCCGCTGATGAAGTGGGTGGAAAATCTGCTCAACCTCATCGTGTGGAAGTACTTCGGCTACCAAGACCTGTGCTTCAAGTGGGTCGAGGAAGACGAAACCAGCCCTCTGGTGCAGATGCAGACCCTGACTGGCTACGTCAAGGAGAAGGTCATCACCAAGGACGAGGCTCGTGAGGCCATTGGCAAGGAGCCTATGACTGATGAGCAGCGTGAAGAGCTGATGCCTCCTGCGCCCATGATGGGTGAAGACGGCTTGCCCGTTGACCCCAACAACCCGGATGACGAACCCCTGCACCCAAGGGCAAGAAGCCTACTGGCAAAGCCGAAGACGATGAGACGGGTAAGTACCTGGGAAAAGCCATGCGGCGACGCGTAAAACCCATCGATCGGGAGCGCACCAAGGCTGCTCGCACAGTTACTAAACTGAGCAAGCTGTTCAAGGGTGCGTTCGGCAAGATCGGTGATCGCGTCGCCGCTGAATTGGCGGACAAGGTAGGCAAGGCTGACACGCCTGACAAGGACCTGGAGGAACTGCTAGCCCAGTTGACCTTCGAGGAGCTAGAGGACCTGGTACCATCGGTCACCGATGTACTGGCGTCCATGCACCTTGATGGCAGCAAGGAAGCGTTCCTACAGGTGACCGGGTCGTTCAGTAAAGAGCAGCTAGAGCTAGCCAATGAAAAGGCTATCAAGTACGCAGAGGAACGTGCGGCGGAACTGGTCACCAAGGTCAGTGATTCAACACGGGACATGCTGCGTTCTGACGTGGCGCAAGCCATTGAGGAAGGCTCTAGCAACCAAGACCTAGCGGACACCATCGCACAGAACTACGGGTTCAGCGATGAGCGTTCTATGGTCATCGCTCGTACGGAGACTGCCTATGCTGACGTAGCCGGGAA